ACGACCGATAGCAGGTTTAAGAGACATTGTGATGTATTCAGGTTGTATATTAAATACCTCACCAGTTTCTGTATCAATGTTTTTGTAATATTCATCCGATTGTTCTCCCGTGACTTTTTTCATAATGTATCGTGCAGTGTACGCAGCAGTTTCAAAGTTAAGCTGTCCGATAGTACAGAAGCCTTTTCCCCATATTCTTTCGAGTTCTTCAGACTTGTAAATGGAATGACCTTGCTGGTTCCTGCTATGAAGTTTTCTATCAGAAAACTCAATTCCGTAGAGTAAAGCATGATAGTGAGGGCGACGATCTTTATCCCCGTATTCTCCACAGTGGAAATATCTGATTTGGGTTCCATATCTTTTTCTAAGACGTTTCATGAAGTTTTGGAAGTGAGCTTTTACTAAAGTCATTCCCGCGGGTAAATGGGAATCGTCGTAAGTGAGAGTAATGAAACATTTCTGTTCATGGGATTGCGCTTCATGGATACATCGAAGCGCCCATTGTTTAGAGCGTTCAAGTCGGCATCCGATGCACTGGCCACAGGCCACGGTGAGAGGTAAATCCACGTAACCGATTTGTGTTGAGAACGTAAGCTTCCGCTTGCCATTTTTTGTCAGTTGCTGCGACTTGTAGCCCGTTATCGGATGATAACAAGGCATTTTTTATAGGCGGATTCCGCCACGCATTGGATTACCCTGGATATTCTTTTTATGAGTAAAAGAGGCACCTTTAGTAAAAGACCTCTTAGAAGTATTTATGGACATTTTGTGACGTTTCATTTTTAACCCCTTTTAGTGGTTAGAGTGTTGCGGTGACTTAATGGTGTCACCTAGACCAGTTACATCAAGTATATAACTGGTCTTTTCGGCTTGTCAAGCCGGTTTTTCCGGAACGATTTCCGGAGCCGTAGGCACGTTTGTTTGAGGCGGCTGAGGGTTGAGTATAGCCTCAGCGATTTCGAGCTTGAGAAGGCCCATTGCCGCCAGTTCTGGACGGTTTTTTTCTTGCCCGCAGAAGTCAAGGAATGCAGCGGGGTCATTATCGAACTGATTTCGAATAGACGAAGGAAGCTCCTGAAAGAGCGTTTGAGCGCCAGCGACGTATTCCATAGCTTGCTGGAATTCTATTCCAGCGGAAACGTCAAGATATTGAGGCGCTGTAGTATTAAGTTCCGGCAGAACGCCGGTAGATTGATAGCGAGACATGATTGTATTGATATCGCATTCTTCTTTGAAAGATTGTTTTGTATAAGGAGAGTTTTGATGAAATGTGAGTGTAAGACGAGTTTTAGGTGTATAGATTGATTTGATTTTAGAGATAGTAGTTTGTGGACGTTGTTGATTAGAGGACATTTTTAAGACTCCTAGTTATTGAAGAGTTGCTGTGCCTGGTCATTAGAGTACTAATGACCAGGTTGTTTTAAGGTTTTTTCCTAATATTTGGTATGTCTCGTGATTTGAAAGGAGATAGATTTCCTATAGCTCCTGTTATATTTCTGCCAATCTGTGCTTCGCGTTCCCATCCTCGATATACCTCGTCAAGAACAGATTCGATTTCGGCAGATTTTGCAGTATGTGAAGTAAGGTTAGCTTGTGACAAAGCTTGTTTAATTTGTGCAAGGAATAAATCACGCTGTGCTGGAATTATTTGTTGCATTCGTTGATTTATTTCCTTTATGTGTGTGTGATTTAGATTGATATTAGAGCGAGCTAAATCTGATTGTGTTTGAGCCAATGAAGTATTCATTGATTTGAGATCAGTATCTGATGCTATGTTTTCCGGCCTACGTAGTTCAGTTTGTGTTTCTGCTGCTTTTAAAGCAGTTTCTGCTGATTTAAGTTCAGTATCAGCGGCTAAATTAGCCTGTTGCGCTTGTTGTGTTTGTATTTGTGAAGCCATTAAATCTCTAGCAGAATAAGAATCTCTTACCTTTCTGCCAAGCTCTATAGATGGTGTTACCACATCTTCAGGATTATAGGTAGCACCTGGTGGAGTAGATGCTCCCATTCCTTTTGTGGCAGAAAGAATAGGATTAAGACCAGCAGCACGAAGATCAGAGACTTCACGCTGATGCGCAGTATTGGACATTCTTTCTTGAAACTGCATTTGGTCATTTGCTGCTTGTTGAGCCGAAGCATTTCTCCGTTCTCCACCAAGTAATGATAGGCCTCCTGATACGAGGCCACCTATTAAGGCATCATCTATGCCGAACATGATATTTCCTTAGAAATGATCAATAAGACCTGGAACGCCATAAACTGGCATTGGCCTAGCACATTTCATTTTTATATAAGAATCAAAAAGAAAATGTGGTTCAGATTCGACAGCGATTATACGATCGACAGGAGGATTTTCGATAATGAAATCTTTATCGAGAACGGGTGCAGTTGCGAAATCTTGAGATAGATGCCATGCATCTAGTGATTGTGCAAAGCTTGATCTAAATTCACCAGTGATCATTGACGGCTTATAACGATATTCGGCATAGCGCTCCTGATAGCCGAAAACCTTCTCGTCATTGACGGGATTTCCATCAGCGAAGATTTCTTTTTGTAGTACTGTTTGTTCTCCAATGTGAGATAGAGCAGGCCAGTAAAAATCGAAACGAGTTTTTCTTGAAAACATTCGATTGAGGCCTTGTTGATACGTTAAATCGGCTCTTACTGAAACGAGACCGATAACTATGCAGTGTTCAGTAAATGAAGTTGTAAATCCATGATTCCGCAGTAAAGCTGTACCAATTGCCGCAAGATTACCTTGCGGAGAATCATCGGTAGCAGAAGTTTGAGGTATAGGAGAAATATTTACTGGTGAAGACCCACCGCCAAGATATTCAGGCCGTTGAAGTCTTGAATCTGGAGATGTAACTCCGAAGTGAGATTTTATCAATTCAGTATAACGTGTTCCGCCTCGAGCATCCCTTTCAAATACTTTTTGAATTTGAAATGCTTGGCGAAGTGAATTGATTGTTGCGGCAGTTGCATTAGAAAGATCAGCGTAAATAGTAGGGTAATGATTAGTATTGTTTGCATTACCGGAAGATTGAGTTGCGTCATTGAAGAATAGTGCACTTGAAGACCATCCCCATGTTCCAATGGGAGTAGTGGCTTTTGTCGCATCGTATGTATTTTGTACAGTTTGTAGATTTGCTCCTCCTACACTAAATCCTTTGATTGGTGCAGAAGTGCCAAGAGGTATTGATACACCAGGGCCCTTTTGAGGCCAGGGAAGTGAAGAAGTAAAATAATCGTGTCGCTTTCCGCGACGTTGTAAAGTGTAATTAGCCACAGGATCGGGGCCATCTGTTCTAAGAACAGTTAAGCTATCCTGTAGGTTTTGATCTCTATACCACTCATTCCAAATAAGGTTATATGCTCTATGCCAAAGAGCAGATGCTGATAAACCTGGTACACCGACAGGTAAACCAAAGTAATCCTCTAGGGAATTGGCTGTATAGCCTGTTACAGCTGGCGACACAATTTGCGGGATAGTAAAGTCAGTTGAATCACCAGGATCAATTTGTTCACCATTAAATTTTTGCCAGTTATCCCAGATCAGTCGAATAGGAACGCTAAAGAATTGCGTATCCATGTACATGTTATCCATGATCGGAAATATTGGAGTAGCTAGACGGGCAAAGGCCGTCGCACGTAGATTGAAAGTATCGCCAGGCAAAGCCTCGTCGATAAAGAAAGGAATTAAATATCCTGCATCGAATGTAGTTTTATAACCGTGAGACCGATCAAATGAAGATCTTGGTATTTCAGCTTTAGGAACTTGGCTAAAAGTATGAGCCATCACGGAATTATGCTTTTGGTTTGGAATATTAAATGCCATGTTTTACCCCTTGAATTGACTGGCGTGACCAAGATTGACCGGTTGAGTATGAAGATGCATGACTGAAGTTTCGTCATCGAATTCTCCGAGTTCAACAAGTGTGTAATCCTCTGGAAATCGACTGATATCAGAATTGGAATCAGTTGCTGCACGATTAAAGTCACGAAGAGCGACAGCCTGATTAAGTGAAACAAAAGGATTCGAATAGACAGCAGCTTTTGAATCATAAACAGAGAATAGAAATTTGATCATTAAAGACTCCTAGAGAGTGATTTGATTTGTGAAAGTTTTACTTCTTTGCGTACTGCGAGACGTTCGAAAGTTTGATCAGCCTTATGTTTCGAAGCTGATTTGAGACGTTTAAGTTTGATTTTTTTGTGAAGTTGGGGATTTTCGACCTCAAGAAGTCGAGTGTAGTAACGAGGAGGTAATTGTTTAGCGCCTTTATGTACAAGGAAGTCGCTTGGAAAGACGTCATCTTTGAATCGTTCGTACCATAGACGACCGATAGCAGGTTTAAGAGACATTGTGATGTATTCAGGTTGTATATTAAAT